TTAAACTCTTGAGCGAGTTGTTCTAGGTTTTGTTCAGACATTGCTGACTCCTTTTAAAATATTTAAAGCATTAGAAATTGATTTCGCTTCTTTGGTTTCTTCCTCTGACTCGCTCAGAAGAGAACGCAAGCCTTTGCTAGCGATTGCAGTAGCTTGGTTTTTTGAAAATCCTGACTCTCTCAAGAATTTTTCAAATTCTGGTAATGTTGGCAGTTCGCCATCATCTAATTTGGACTTAACGGAAGTGATGAGGCTGCGCTCATTTGCAGGCTGAGTGACAATCGAGATTTCGCTAAGGTCAACTTCAACCAATTCGCGAACGCCATTTGTCTGTTGATTAGCCTTTTTGGTTGAGTAGCCAATGCTTAGGCCGTCTATAGCGCCAGCCTTTAAAAGTGCATGAGTAGACTTGGCTCTTGGGACGTCATCTATAAGTAACTTGCCTTCAACATAAAGGCCTTTTTCGTCTTCATAGATGTTTGTGTAGACACCAATAGGTTCACTATCGTTATGGTTCCAAAGAACAGGCGGCATCTTATTTTTGGCGCGCCATTTGGCGATGGATGCTGTAAATGCACCCGGCAAAATTACGTCGTTATACCAATCAATATTTCCAAATACGGCACCATAGCCCGAAAAAAAACCGTCCTCTTGGACGGCTTTGATCTCTAAATTAAAACTTTTTCTAGTCATTGAGGATTCCCCTGATTTTCTCCAAGTGGCACCATCTGCATTTGTACCGTGAGTTTATCGGCCGCTGGATCTGTGGATGCTGGCAAATCCTCCAACTCTCGCGCTTCATTTCTCGTCATTAAACCGTTCTGCGTCATTTTTACGTAGAAATCACCACGCTTAGCTACGTCAGAGCGCAGCAAACCATCTACCGAGAATTTAGGACGGTATTTGTATTTGTCTTGAGGCAAAAGTAGCTTACGAGCGATTGTTTGCTCATAACGCACTAATTGAGGGTTAAGTGCATAAGTCAAAAATCCCTGATTTGTTTGCTCTAGGCTAGATGCCCATGAACTTGCCTTATTAGTGTGCCCAATTAGTTGAGGTGGAACCCCAAAAGCACGGCAGATTTCTTCAATACCGAAGTAACGAGACTCCAATAATTGAGCGTCCACTGGGTTAATACGGATGCTACTTGCGCCTGAAACCTTCATACCAGCTTCAAGCACCATGTACCTTCCTGCGTTTTCAGGTCGGCTAAACTCAGCTAAGTTATTACGCATTCGTTGGCGCTGTTCTTTTGTTAGCGTTTGCTCGCCTGTTTCAAGAAAGCCACCTACTTTTAAGCCATTTTTGAACCAATCTTGTGCTTGATTGTTTGCATCAAACTGCATGCCTATAGTTTGAGCAAAAAACTGAATAGCAGATAAACCAACAAGCCCATCAAGAGTAAAACCCTTAAAATGCAAGATTTGGTCTTCCGAATAGGTTGTTGTTTTCCCATTTTCAGTGTAATGAAACTCAATTGAGCCTGATTTGTTGCGCTTTACAATCATTTCACTTGGGAAAAGAGGCTCCAGCGCTATCACTTCACCATTTGAACGCCTTGTGATTAGGTTGTATGAGTTGCCCCACAAGTCTAAACAAGCGCTTTGTACCTGCCAAAACTCACTAGCACACATGTCAGCATTCGGCGAATCATGCAAAATTCGGTACAAATGATGATTGGTGGCTACTCGTTTTTCATTGTCATAGAGTTGTAGAGGCAAAGTAGATATTGTTTCAGCTCTAAGCTTCACACATGCCCATACAGCCGATAGTTTTAATGCTGTTTCTGGTGAAACTACAGCACCACCTGAAGACATATAACTATCAAATGGATATGAAGTATCACCTTTTTTCAATTGAGTTCTTCCAGTCAATCGTGACCAGAAACGAGACCAAAAACCCGCGTCTTGTAGATCGCTCATGCTATCACGACATCCTCTAAATAATCATCAATGTCTAAATTCTTAGTCGCAGGATTAAGACTCATAAGTGCAACCGCATTAAACGTGGCAATCAGTGGATCAATCTTGCCTATGCCAGAGTCTTGCTTGGTAATTCGCATACCATTGCCAACCATGACCACTCGAGCATTACCAGCACACCAAGTCATCATTTGTTGCCCGGCATGGTATAGATTTCCTTCTGCAAGCTTGCGCTCAGTCGTCAAAATATAGCCTTGCAACTTAAAGCCCTGCGGTACCGCGAACATAGAATCTTCAGGTATTCCCACCTCAAGCAAGCCATCCAGCAAACCACCTAATCCAAGTGGATCAAGGCCAATTTTATTTAGCTTGCCACTGTCATAAACTTTCTTGGCAATTGCTGCAAGCTGGTCAATGTCATCACCAACACGATCAACGATTGTTAATGCGTTTTCTTTTTCAAAGTCTTGGTATTTAGGAATATTTTCCTTGCGTCGTTCTAAAGCTGTTTTATTTGCCCATGCATGATTCCAGAGCCACCAGATACGTGGGTCTTTTTTCAATCTGCCAAGTACAGCGAACCCTAGCAAATCGTCCAACCCACCGCCATCGATTCCCATTGTGATGACTTCAGACTGCTCAATGATCTGATCTAATCCGAAAACATGCTTTTGCTTGTTCCAGTATTCAGCACCAGCCCACCGGTTAGCGCGAAGATTCATGCCGATTTCGATGTTTAAGTGCTTAGCCAAGAAGTCTCTAAGCGATTCCTCGCCTGCATCTTGAACTTTTTTAAACTCTGAAATCAGGTACTCAAGGTCAACCGATGCGTCCAAGTTGGGGTTTGTGATGTAAAAGTTCTCAGGCTTTAAATGCTCACCTGCTTCAACTAAATGTTTTGGGAACTCATAAACAAGCGGTAAAAACCCCTTATCCTCTTTAATCCCATCACGCACATCACGTGCATAATCTAAAAGCTGCTTGAACACACCACATGGCACTTCATCTGACATGGTAGACAGATAAATCACGCAACCTTCTGGGCGAGATGCTAGACCGCCCTTTGCTTCACGGAACATTGACTCGGCGTTGGCACGTTTACCAAAGAGCCAGACCTCATCTATCAAAATGATTGAAGCTTTCTTACCAGCTGCAGCGTTAGATTCTGCTGCAATAACTTTAAGTGTTGCTCCGGTACCTAGATGCGTAACTGTTTTTGTGTGCTCAGATACATTAAATCTTTCACTTAATTCTTCATCTGCGCGTATGAAATCCCGGATTGGATTAAATGAGTTATCAGCGACTTCTTTAGTAGGCGCAAGAATAATTAGTTCGGCAGATTGTCGATCATTAAGAATTAATGCAGTAAGCATAATGCCGGCGGCAATCGTAGATTTAGTATTCTTCTTCGAAATCAAAAGAAAGAATTCACGAATTAATCTGCGCTTTGTGCTTGGATCATATGCGCCAAAGATTGCACGAACAAACTCGATTACCCATTCCAATGTGACATCGCCCATCTTAGGGCTACCCATCACATCGACAAGAATAAGTTCTTTAAATATGCGCTCAGCAACATCTGCAACTTGTGGAAATAATGGCTCACATGGCATGAGCGACTTTTTAGCAACAATACGCTCCTCCCAGTCTGGGCAAGCGGTTGTCCATTCTGGAAGCATTGCGGTCATAAATTTACCTTGATATACAACCTATTTGATAGCCAACTGAGGGTGTGTCCATCCCCATGCTGCGCAACACTGTAGACATTACAATTGGCTATCAAATAAGAAACCGCCCGAAGGCGGCATAATTATTTTTTGTTCTCTGGCTTCACAGCATCGCTAAAGTTTTCTGCTGCATTGTTAAGGGTTGATTTAGTTCTTTGAAAAACTTCACCATCTTCACTTGCATCAATAGGAATCATTACTGCATCAACTACAGCAGTTACAGGAGCGACAGCCACAGAAACTGCTGCCTTGGTCAAACTTTCTAACATTCCAAACATATATTCACCTCAACTAGGTAATTGGTTATTCAAAGTGCCAAACTTGCCTGATTTTGTTGCAGCTTTAGCAGCATCCTCTTTGGTTTCCTTCTTACCCTTTTCAGCTACTTTACCGTGGACGTATGGTAGTGCTGCTTTCGCCGCATTGAAGCGCAAGAACATGTCATCACTTTTATTCATGACATCAATTAAAAATTGAAGTGGGTCATCCTTTGCATAGTCATCATCACTCAAAGGATTGTCATATTCACCACTATTTTCAGTTTTAACTTTTGGTTTTTCAGAAGTTAAAGTTCGGCCTTCTTTTTCAGCCTTTAACTTTTCAATGTAGACAATAATCTCAGAATTATTTCTTAATTTTGAACCCTGCTGTGAAGCAGTCTTTTCTTCGTAACCTGCTGAAATAGCAGCTTCTTTGTTTGTTGCACCATCAACAATGGCGCGAGCAAACTTTTTCATTTTCTCGGTTAATGCCATTGGATCACCTTTAACTTTTGCTTTAACTTTTAATGAAAGGGGAAATTTTTTTATAAGTGAGAGGGCGGGTGGTGTCCGCGAGATTTCAGCAAAAAACTTTTACCCTCCCCCCCAACCTGTTTGGATTTTTTGAGCCAAAATAAGGCAATTTTTGAAAATTAAAATTCACCATCTCCGGCGCTGTTCATCTTGAGTTATATCTTGTTGTGCTCATCTAGCTTCTTGCTTTATATCTCTAGCCAACATACAGAAGCTCTTAACATCATCCATTGTTACTGGCTTACCAGATTGAATGCTTGCTATTGCGTAATCATGAACCATATCTTCTATAGTTTTATTACTCATATCCTACTCTCCTTCAATGTCTTCTCTTTATGACAAGGCACACACAAGCTCTGTAGGTTTGATTCATCATCATTACCACCTTGTGCAATATTAACGATGTGATCTAACTCAAGCTCCATAGTGAGAGCAGGAAGCAAAACTTGCAAAATTTGAAACTATTGAAGCACTTCGTACAGCTCTTGTTGCTCGTGAAAAATATGAAGCCGAGCAGGCTGAACTTGAACGCCTACGCAAAGCTGAACAAGAGCGTTTACAGCGAGAACATGAAGAACGCATTGCACATGAAGCTGCTGAAAAAGCGACCCGTGAGGCGGAAGAAAAAGCACGTTTTGAAGCTGAACGTGTACAACGTGAAAAGGCTGAGGCAGAACAACGCGAAGCTCGATTAAAGGCTGAAAAAGAAGCTGCTGAATTGCGTGCTCAACATGCTGCCGAAGCAGAACGTAAACGTATTGAGGCTGAACAAGCTGTGAAGCTAGAGGCCGAACGCCAAGCAGAAGAAGCGCGCCAAGCAAACCAAGCTCACCGTAAAAAAATCTGTAATGAAGCTCTAAAAGGCTTATTGGCTTTGGGTATTGATGAAGCAAAAAGCAAAGAGATTTTGCAGGCAATCAATAAAGGCCTAGTTCCACACGTATCTATTAATTTTTGAGGATTAGAAGATGAGTAATATTGTTTTGTCGCAAGTTAGCAAGATTGCATCAGCTTTTAATATGCAAGATGTTGATCCTGCTGAGTTAGCAAATACTCTTGTTAATACAGTATTTAAGAAAGCAACAAATGATGAATTTCTTTCTCTATTAATTGTTGCAAACCAGTACAAGCTAAATCCTTTTACAAAAGAAATTTATGCATTCCCTGCCAAAGGTGGCGGCATCACACCAGTTGTTGGTATTGATGGATGGGCACGCATTATTAATGACAATCCTGTATGTGATGGTATCCAGTTTGAACAAGATGA